CAGTAGGTATAACCTATGGCGAAAAGTAAAAGGGTAATTGAAAAAAAAGAGGAGGAAAAAAGACTTGTTTTACATACAATCTGTATGAGAATGAGTGAACGTGAGGCTCTAGTATATCTGAAAACTAGAAATCACGAAATGGGAGTGAACAAATATTATAATCTTAAAGAGGAAATTAAAACCACTAAAGTAACTACATTACAAAATATAGCATTACATGACGGTTTAATTGAACAACATCTAGACCGAATTAATACATTGGAAGTTATAGAGCATGAACTATGGCTAACATTCAATTCAGAACCCGATAATTACAAACGTGCCTCAATTCTAACTAAAATCGCAGAAATGCAACCGTACATATCCGGAGCCTATGACATGACTAGAGTTATCATGGAGAAACAAGTTGAACTTAAAACAGGATATGAAATGCCAAAGATTAGAACACCTTGAGAGATCCTAACAGAAAAATCCCATTTTATGGTCTATTAGAAGATGAGATGAGCATTAATGAATTAGGAGTTAAACTGCCTGATTTACCTCAAAATAAATTAGAATGGATTGAAGCAGCACGTCCTTTGGTAGCCGGTAAACCTAGACACTTTGACCTATTTCCATTTTATATCGAATTTTATGAGGATAATCACCCGAATATTATGTGCGTAAACGGACGTCAAACCTTCAAAACTACAACCTGTTCTGATATTCTAGGAAATGCGATAACAGCATGGGATAATGTAGAGGCAGGATATGTAGCAGATAATGAAGCCCACTTGGGAGCCTTTTCACTCCAGAGATTTAGAAAACAAACTATGATTCAAAATAGTAAATTAAGACAGTTTATGCCCGGCAAAGGAAGGGCAAACATTGGATCTACTGTATTACTAAATGACTCAATAGCATATCTTATGACCGATGAGAATGAGTATAACAAAGTAGAAGGTAAATCATTATCAGTTTTAATGCTAGATGAGGCACAATATCAAGATGTTCAATTCTTATCTAAAGCCTTTTACACCTTATCTCAAACTCATGGACGATTTTACTGCTTTGGTATAGGAGGTGAAGCCGGATCTCCATATAATGAGATGTGGGAGCGTACAGATCAGCGTGAATGGATATATGAAGATCCATTATGGCGTGATAGATTAGAATTTGATAATTTAGGCAACGTCATTAATGAACCGGACGAATTAAAGAGTATTCTAGCAGGAAGATGGACTCCAAGAAAACCTGAAAATACACAGTATAGAGGTTATCACATGCCTCAAGAGATGTTCGCCACTATTCCTTTAACCATTAGGGACGCAGTTGAGAAATACAAAGTTCAGCCTGAATTATCAATAGAATGGCAAAGAATTAACAATCCAAAATCAATTTACTTATCTCACTGTAAAGGAGAGTTTTTCAAAGCAGAACGTCGTCCAATTACTCCGGAGATGGTCAAGAACTGTATGAACCCTTACAGATACATGAAATTATTAACAGTTGAGGAGATTAGAGAAATTAAAGCATTATTTGGAAATGAAGTTAGAATCCTAATGGGAGTCGATTTTGGTAGTGGAGCCAGTGCCGGATCTTTAACTGTAATCAGTATAATTATCCATTGGCGTAAATCTAAACGCTATCAATTAGCCTATATCTCACGACGTCCTCAAGAGAATCAGATTGACCAATCTCGATACATAGCAGATGTATTCAGAAGTGCTAACTGCGACTTTGGAGTTGGAGATTTAGGTTATGGACAGATTCAAGTTAAATTAATTCAGGACGGAGGCAGAGATTCAAATGATAATAAATTCAATGGTTTGGGATCTTCTCATTTTGTAGGCTGTCGTTCAACTGGAGATTTACATAAAGAGAGTTCAGAATTTAGAGAAACAACTGACGAGCATGGAACCGAAATATCAAGAGTTAACATATCCAAAACGGCAGCAATTCAAAAGTTTATAGATTTACTAGAGTGGCAAGTGAGTCACCCTAATTTCCCGGAGGATAAAACATTCAACCGTCCAAAATTAATGATACCGTATGAGAATGACTATGACGTTGACTTTTTAATTAAAGACCTATGCGCAACTACAAGAAAAGATTTAGAGCAAGATTCAGATTTGGTAGTTGAAGATCCTAGACAACAAGCCAAGAAGGAATTTAATCACCCGGCTGATTCTATGATGAGTTTAATTTACTGCTTTACAGCAGATGAGAACTTTGATGAAGGCGCATACTCTATAAGCAGGACGTCAAGAGCGTGACCAAAAGGTATCATTATTGTAAAAAGTGTAGAGGAGATAATGATGAGGTGTAAACTTTGTAAAAATGCCACTGCTAAAGCAAATAAGAATAGGCACTGTTGGAATTATATGCACTGTCCCAAGTGTCATTATTTAGGTAAAACCGGAGCCGGACGAAAACATGAGGTGTAGCAATCCCGAATGTCGCAAAGTGAGTCGATCTCCTAAAGCGATGAATTGGAGAGATTATCAACTTTGTTATCGCTGTTATTGTATTAGGATTCTAAAATCCATGCCAAAAAAAGGAACAGGTGGAACTTACATGGGAGAGCAGAAATACACTGATTTTCACTCATTATGACGATTTACGCCTAAAATACTTTAATAGTTAACTAGTTTACTAATAGTATGAATAATGCAACTATGTTCGTATGTCCTAAAGAGTCATGCGACCACCAATGTTTAGAGTTGGACGATTTTATTGACCATGTTAAGACTCATGGCGTTAAAACTCCGGGCATTGAAAAGATTAACGGAACATACCAAAAAGTCAGATATGTAATGGAGGCTAAAAATTGAGCCTTGTAGATGATTTAGAGAAAATCATTGATAGTCGAATGGAAGCCATTGAAGCCGTAATTGAGGAGATTTGTAATTGACTCTACAATATGATGAAGCACGATTAGAACGGTTGAAGTCAAATCATTATGTTTTGTTCACTCAGGAAGAAATTGATGAACGCATTGAAGCCCTTGAGAAGAAAATCATGTCACAAAAGTATGAAGCAAAATGTAAAAGATATGGTTGGAATCCAAAGGAGGATATTCACCTTTGACTCTAGACCATGAACACGACTCATCTGTTGATATTGATGAGGACGTCCCGGAATATGAGCCGGAATTTGGCTATGGCGTTTGCCGTGCCTGTAATCAACGTGGGAACATTTCTTGTGACTCCGGCTATTGCACTGATTGTGACTAGCCACTAACACCTTTATTTTATTATTTTTTTATTCATTTATGCACGCACTTATCCCTCACTTGCCTACATGGGCAGGAATTGCTATTGCCGTTGGCTTGGCATTAGTTTAAGATCTTTAGGATTCTTCAATTTAATTCTGAAACCTAATCTCCCACATTTTATAAACACTTTTAGCAATAAAGAAGGAAAACATATCATTGACGTTTAAGAGCCGTTTGGCGAATGGATTAGCAAAGTTGGGTATTCAATCAGAACAGCCCTATATGCGAAATTCAGGAACCTCAATGGACGTCCATGCTATTCAGGACGCAATGGGAGGATTTAGTCAGCCAGTTTGGGGAGCAGAAATTAATACAGTTGGAGCATATTCAAGAGAAGGTTACACTTCAAAGACTAGAGATACACCTGTCGTTAAATTTAGAACTCAAGCAAAGGCTATGGAACAAGATGAGGACGTTCAACTAGCAATTAATCACTTATCATCTAAAGTAACAGGTGGCGCACATTATTGGAAAGGATTAGATGAGGAGGTTTCAGATCATATATCTAAATTCTCTAAAGATATTGACTTTGATTGGTTTGATACTATTTTAGTTAAAGAATTATTGGGATATGGAAATTCCATTTGGAAGCCACGTTTGGGTATTCAGAACATTAGAAACAAAGATGATTTAATGCAAATTCCTATATCTTCATTTGTCGCTGTATGGTGGGATCGTCAAAGACGTCCTTACAAGTATGAGTTTAGAGGAGCAGAATATCAAGGCTATCATAACCCTCAAGACATTATCGCTTTTAATTGGAATCCGGTCAATGGCAGTGTTATCGGTAATGGTTTCATAACTGCTCTAACAGTTCAGAAATCATTTGACCAAATTACTCCGGCAGGAACTGAAACTAACACTTTGCCTTCATTACTTGATAGAAAATACTCAACTCACATGACCATGCACATAGCAGAAAGAAGATACATTCCTCATAATGTCTATGTCGCAGAAGGCGCAAATCAAGAGGAGCGTGCTTCACTTGCTTCTGATGTTAACACATTGAATCCCGGTGAAGATTTTGTTGTCGGCAAAAAAGTTGAAGTTCAAGAATTAGGAAGTGGACAGAGAGCATTTGATCCAACTCTATTCAGTGATTTAACTCAAGGAGGAATATTCAAAGCATTAAATGACTTTAGAGGTAAAATGGCTCAAGAATCTTCTCATCAATTTGCTAACGCAGAAGAATCATCTGTATTGGACGAAATAGGATTGGCTTCATTCCCATTGGCTGTAACAAGACAATTAGAGGCAAAACTATTCAAGCCTTGGTATGAGAGTCACCCGATGTATTCTGCTAATTATGGAGGAGGAATGATCTCAATGCCTTATGACGAATGTGCATTTGAACTTAATTTTGGACGACAGAAAAAAGTCGATATTGAACCGGATCAGGCTATGAAATTACTTGAACTTGGTATTTCCTCCGGAGCAATACAAGATCCTAATGAGATAAGAGAATTATTGGAAGATCATGGATTAGGATTAAGAAAAGAATATGCTATGGCACTTATGCAACAATACAATCCTGCAATGCCCGGAATGCCTCAACAAATGCCTATGCCTCAACAGCCCTATCAATTTGATAACCAAGTTCAAGGCAACCCTCCAATGAATAATCCTAACTACAATACAGAAGGCAACAGATTTGTCCCTGAACGATATGATGGTCAACCTTCTAATCCAAGACAAAACTTTGCTTGGACTAAAACGCAATACACTAAAAAACCACAATTATAGTAATGGACGAATCAATAGCAATCTCCGGTAATTTATCAAGAGTCAAGATTGGAGAAACTGTTTACATGGGACGTAATATCTCAAGAGATCTTACTGATAGAATTAATGAGAGGGCAATCGAACTAGCCAAATATGATTTAACGGAGCAAGAGATTTTACTTCAAATAATGAAAGAGTTTGCTAATGGCTCTACACATGATCTTGCTAGAGAAGATTGGGGAGATACAACCGGAGAGTTTGATGAAGCCGGGAATCAAACTGACGCAGTTGTAGATTCAGGCAAGCCGTCCGGATATGTAGATGATACCAATTATGTCGCAACTGGAGCAAAGATCAATTCGGAGCCTTATCCAACTAATTTAGAACCGGCTATCAATAGCAGAAATATCCCGGAGGAATCTTGGTTTCCAGAAACTCCACTTTATGAGGCAAGGAGTAATGAACGCCATGATATGCCGGATATTATTAAAAAGAGTAACAAAGACGATCAGCCTTACATTCCTGTTAGAATCATTAATGACGATTTGGAAATGGAAGTGCCTGAAAATCCTGAAATTGAAGATTTAGCAGATGAGGAAGGTGAACCTGATAAACTGTATTTGGAAACTCCTGAATTAGATGAAACAGAAGATCCTATCACTGAAACAGAACAAAATCTAGCAACCTTCATTTACACTGAAAAGAATAACTGTAAAATCTGTAAGCCATTCAGTAGCAAGGTTTTTGATCTAAATGATATGACTCATCGTCCAATCGTCCCAAGTGAAGGATTAGGCTATACAACAACTCACCCTAATTGTATCTGTCAATACAAAGAGGTTTCAAAGACCAAGAAGAAAATTAGCACTCTAAATAAGAAACAGCAAAAGAACTCAACTGCGATAATTAGAGATATTGGAAGGCAAGCCAAAAAGGGCAAACTTCATACCGTCCACGCTGACGGACACATGAGTAAACGAACCCGAAAAACTAATCCAATCTATGAATCAATTAGGATAAGAGAAGCCGTAACAGGAATCAAAAAAGACTTTCAATGGCTAACAGAATCTTATATCTCAAGACTCAAGAAGGTTTCACAAAAGGAAGGTGGCAAATGGTTAATCATTAGAGCCAGTGAAGAAACAATAACTGACCATAGATCAGAAGGTGAACCATACAGAAGAAAACTATCAGGTATGGAATTATTTGCTACAACTAGAACCTCCATAGGCAAGGATATGGACATTAATCATTATGGAAGGGATTATGCGACAGGAGGTAAAATTGTTGACGCAGAATATGATCCGACATTGGGACAATCTCAAATGCTAGTCCTTGAAAGAGATGAGGAGATATTAGACGCAATTAAGGACGGCACTATTGACGCTGTATCTATTAACGGAGGAGCGCCAAGAGAGTCGAATATTGAATGTGGATCAGATGAGTGTTTTGTAGTCCCTAAAGGAGTTGTTTTGGGTGAAGATGATGGAATAGCATTAACTTATGTAGTGACTAGTCCTCAAGGAATGTATTGGAAAGGCAAGCACGTCCCAAACGCAGAACCCGGAGTCAAGACAACCAAAATAGAAATACTATGACATATTGTATGTGTAAAGAAAATTTTGAGAAATGTAACTGTAAATCCCATAACTGCGTAAAACACTCTAAAAAGATTGAAAGACCAATCCCTGAAATTCAGAACATTTGGTTAGATCAAGATAATACAACTTCAACCCATACTGTAACATTTCCTCAAGGATCAACTGCTGACTCTACATTCGTTTAATCCATTACTCTGTTCTCCAAGTCCAAGAGATATTAGAGAAGTGGAGGAGGCTCTAAAGGGAATTGGCTATGATATTCTATATGCTAAATATTTCCCTATTCAAGAAGCCGGTGAAAAATTAAGGCAATATTTCTTAGAGCATGAAGAATACACTCATTTGATATGGTGTCCTGATGATTTAGTTATTCGTAAAATGCACGTTGACGCTATTGAAGAAACATTACAAGAGAATCAATTTGATATTTTATCCGGAGTATGTAATGTAGATACAGATGAAGGCAAGGATCTATTATCTATCACTAAGAATCTGCCTCACCCTACAAGAGTTAATGAATTTGGTTATGGGTGGAGATACTATGATTGGTATCATAAATCAGAAGTT